TTTTTTGATATCGAATGAAATAAGCCCCCATGAACATATGCATATGGCATTACAACGTACATGGGGAGATATTATAATAATAGAATTTTGTGTCATTATCTTTTTATACTTGTGACCATTCTGACGAAATGATTCATACAAGTGGAGAGTAAATAAGGGGAATAAAAACTATGTCTCCTGTGGGGATCACACTACAGAGACGCACTGATGTTTAACGATCAGTCACTTAAAGCTAAAGCTAAAGAAGCATTGGTTTGAATAGGAGTAAAAAAGACATCACACAAAGAAGAACGATTTGTAGAGGTTGGAAGGCCAAATTTAAAGCAAAAAGCAGAATCCAATTCAGACCAAGGGGGCATAGGTTTCAAGCGATTAGAAAGTTTAAAATACACATGCTTATGATACAATTCGCGCACGCGAGTGTATCGTCTAGATCCATAGTGGTAAAGAAAACGGGCAGCATCAATGATGTTGTCCGACGTAAGAGTCCAGGGGTCATCACAAGAGCGAGTCCAATTGAAGAGTTCCTGTATCGTTGCCACATCCATAAGCGGGTGAATGATAAACGCATGTTGACTGTCCCGCCCGAAGCCACACTTTAAAAAGGTCAGCTCTTCAATAGGGCGGATAAGGTCTAAAGTTCCATCCTTACGTGCCGAACCATAAGTAATTCCAATAGAAGCAAGCTTCTCAGAAACAACAACTTGATTAAAGCGGTCAGCGACGGAACAGTCAACGGCAACAATATTGTCGTCACCATAGATGAACATGGTGACAAAACGGTCAAACTGATCAGTGCCATAAAGATCAGTTCCAAGGAAAGTCAAATTCCAGACATAATAAAGGTAAATAGCACCAACAATGGTATTAAGAACAGTGGTGCAAGGATTACCTGAAGGGTTACCGCGGTGTGTTTGATAAACAACACCTCGATAAGTTTGATATGTGTGCACAAGCTCCTCAAACAGCACACGTCGAGCAAGAGCATTCTCCTCTCCATCATCATACCATGCATTAATAATTTCACACACAGCCATAATGCACTCAGGTGGAATAGTACCATCATACGAAGAATAATCTCCTGCAAAACCAACACCGGAACGTCTCTTAAGCTGGAAAAAGAGACGACTCCATTCGACACTATGTGTGTCAATTCCAACAGCTGAAAAGAACTTAAGATGATTTTGATAAAAACACGCACAAAAGCTCTGACATAGCTGACGAAAAACGATGAGAAAGTCTAAGTTACAGATGGTAAAAACCCGAACTTTCCCTGCATTAACCTTATAAATGGGTAAGCGTTGATCTTTAACACAGTCAACCCAAAGAGAGGGGACACGCTCACCACGCTTAGCAGCCTCGAGACGTTCAACACATTGAAGTTCAACATCAGGTGCAATTTCAAAAGGCTCAGTCTCAACAAAGCCATGCTTACCGTATTTATAGCGTGGATCAAGAGTATAAGGATAACCAGGTGAAGAGGACATATTAATTGGGTCAAGATACTCAACATCGGGGACACCACACACAGCTTCAGAAATTGTGAGAACGCGACGATACTCACTCAAAAGACCAATAACAGGAAGGCCCTTAATAATGGTTTCAATGTGACTACACACATTGACAAGCTCTCCTGGTTTAAGAACAGAGACTTGACCTCGACCATATTTAGAAATAGCGGTAATATGAGGGTGTTCCGGAAAATTCATTTTAGCAATTTCACGATCGGTAAGAGGAGGACGAGTAATTGAAGGCCACAACCTTCCAGAAATAGGGGTTTTCTGGAGCGAAGTCTTCGAAGTTGATCCAGGAGTTTCATGAGGATCAAGTTTCCCAAGAAGTGTGATACAACCCTGAGGCACAAACTTAACTCCTTCAATAGAAGCTAACACACGACGCAAACCAGTATCAATGACGCCCTTGGAGACTTTTTCAAAGAAACCGAAGGCCTCATCAAGATCCTCTCGGGTTAAAACAATACCAAGGCCAACACCCATCTCATGCATATCCTTAACGGAACCAGCAACATGAATAGCAACACAACGAGCTGTGAGGCTATCAGCATGAGAAACAACAACACCACCGCAATGGCCAACAGCAGTTTCAGCAGCATAGCCGATAAGGCCACGCTTCACAACACCTGAGGCTTTAGCCTCATCAAGGCGAACACATTCAGGAGAATGGTGCATTTGTAGTTCAAAGGTGTCAGGTCGTCGTGTAACAAGTGTAACAGGAGAACGTGTAATACGGGCAAGATGATCACGCCCTATAAAGTGACAACGAGAGTCACAATGTAAGCGGAGAGATTTCCCTGCACGGAAGAAAAGAAGATCACGACCTTCTATTTCATAACAAGATGATTTAATGTACACAGTGCGGAAAATATTATGATTTGAGTCAGCAAGCTCAATAATATCTCCGTCAACAAGATCGTCAAAAATATGGCGAACAGTGACAAAATCACGTCCTTGAAAGCAAAAAGCGTTAGCTTGGTGATAGCGTTGTGTTTTAGAGCTAACAACACGAATAGTATAAAGTCCAGGTATAACACGATGTTCAACAACTTCCTGAACTTGGGAAGAGGCACTTTGCAAAACAAAAGTATTAGGTTTTGCAGCATGTTTTGTCTCACCTGTGAGATAAGCATTCATCTGCCCCTGATTGTAGAGAGAATGAACGTATTTACGTTCTTCACGACGAGCACGTCGAAACTGTACATATAAACAGGATAACATAAGTCCATAATACACACATGCACATATAGTAGGATGGTTGTAAAAAGAGTCAACAAAAGCATTAAGAGTATTCTTAAAAGTGGTTTTAATCTTCATCCAAATTTGTTTAACCTTACTCACCTGAGGGAAAGAAATAGCACGGCGCAGTGCTTCATTAACACGAACACTGGCTGGCATAGGATCAGCAAGAGCATCGACTTGTTCCCACTCAGGTTCAACACTATCCCAAAAAGCACGCCAGGAGACAAAATCAGTAAGGGCGTATCTAGTTTCCCAATACATAAGATGGTCAGGGCTCTCTTGATAAAAAGCTGGATTAAGTGTACCATCACTCTGACGTGAGCCAGGTATAACTGGATAAAGCATCTCATCATCAGCAATAGGACGCTGAGTTATACGCTCATGTACACGTATGGGTGTATCAGTGCTTGCACAATAAACAGTATATTGTATTGCAAGATACGCATGCCATGAAGTAACATTATTCGCATTAGAATCAGGTAAATGCGTGCGAACATAAGCAAGATGCTTATCAAGTTCGGTTGCAATATGATCTGCAGCTTCAGCAGAAAATTTCTGAGCAATCTGACGAATATTTTCAAAAATAGTGAAGTCATACTCAGCACTATGATGACCAATAAAAGGAAGACAACACAAAGCTGTGGTAACGTCATGTGGATAATCATTATGGCCACAAACCCACTTCATGTGAGAGACACGTTCACAAAGAATAGCAAGATTATAAAGAGCAAAAGTAAGCATCTCATGTTGCTTAAGTGCTGAAAAAACTTTTAAGGAAAACTGAGAATAAAAAACACCAGGATTGTAAAAACACTGGGAGGGTAAAAGCCCTTTCGGAAAATGTGCTCGAAAAACGTCAATAGACTGACGAATAACCATATGAGCACTAACATTCTTTTCCTCAAGAAGAGAAAGAACCTGATCCTCGGAAACAGGAAAAATGTCACTATCAAAAGGAATGTCACCATCGGGTATGTCTTCATAAGCTTCATCAGAAGCATTTGAATCCAATTCAGCATCACGTTCAACCTGCATGCTAATTGGATCTCCAAGGTCATCAAGACCTTGCTCTTGGAAACCTGGGCTACTCGTCTCCGGTATAATAGGAAGATCCTCAGTAACACGTGTTCGCAAACCGCGTTCAATATACCGATGTCGTGCAGCACTAACAGCCTCAAAGACATTCAAAGGCACTTCGCTAAGGTGTATGCGCAAAGCGCTAAGAGGTAAATCAGCCCAGGCCTGCATATTGTTGATAACATTAGTAACATAAGTAGCCATAACCTCAGGCGACATACGCTCAAAATTTTGTTGAGGAGGTTCAGGTGTTTCGACAAAATGCTGAGGTAATTCAGGCATTTCAAACTCACAAGGTGAGGGTGGCATATTAAGAAAAGCCTGATGTTGCGTTCTCAAAGCATCAACAAAAGTTGAAGGTTGTCGCGAGCCTGAAAGAAGCTCATCTTGCTTGAGAACGTGACAATTATACATAGAAAATATGAACTTGATAAACTGTTCATAAGTAAATGTTTCCGAAATAGCAGAAGACTCAACATTGGCATTCATTATGCCAAAAGAAATGTGCTCCATGGTTTCGATATTCTTAGGCTTGCCAGTATTTTGAATTTTAACAAGCACATCACGACGACGCCAAAGAGCAGCCTTAGTAACAGTAGTGGCAGGCTTAGGATAAGCTTCATTTGTCGTAACGAGAAGAAATTTAGAAGAAAAAGCACGTCCCTTCTCAGAAAGATCTGCCATATTTAAAATAAGAGGAGCATTAGATTTCATTTGTATAAGCTCCTTAATGGCAGGTGCTTCAGTATCAGAAAAGAGGTCATCAATAACATAAAAGAATTGACCTCTATATCCATCAAAAAACTTTGTATTTTCATTACGATAGTACATTCGATTATAATGGGGCACAGACATAATCTCAGCAAGATCAGTAATGATCTTAAGAAGAGCTCCTGACTTACCAACCCCAGGATCGCCATACAAGCAAACGCTAAAAGGGTCAACACGAGTATCAAGATCAACATATGCTTTTTCACAATAGGTAACAAGCTCAACTAAAGTACGTGCATATTGATGAAAGAGAGCATGTACACTTGGGGGAAAGACCTGTCTATTCGAAGGTCGAATAAGAACAGAACGAATAATAACAGCACGATCGTAAAGGCGGAAAACACGATCACGAATAGCATCATCAGGGGGGAAAAGGTCAGCTCCAAAAATAATTTTAAGATTATCAACCTCTTCAAAAAAACCCTCAAGAGAATCAAAGACTTCACGATCTTCATCAGACAGGCCTGAAACAGCAGGAGCGAAAATGCTACATAGCCACTTATAAGCAACACCAAAAACATCCTTAAGCCAGGGAAGAAAGTTGCCAATGCTCTTACAAGCATTAGTGAAACGCGCAATAAGATTAGTTGTACGAATCATGTCACCAAAAGAACGAATAGAACTGGCTCCACAAGATTTCCCAACAAACATAAGAAAAAGAATGCCACCCAAAGTCTCAATAATTTTGATAGCATTCGAGGGTTCAATCTTAATATCATCAGACAAAGATTGCTGTTGAAAATCGCCTAGAGGGATTTGAGGCGGCGATTCAAAGAAAAAACCCAGAAGCTGTTGCACAGCATTAACAAGTAAGTCACGAATAGTAGTGACAAAAGGAGAACTCAACAAAAACCGAACGACATTCCAAATAAATCCTCCAATAGTTGTTGATGATGCAATATCTGCGATAGACATTGCATCAGCAGCAGCACTACACAAGATATTACGATTTCCAACGACGCTAGCAAAACCTGCATCAACAGCAGAAGATACAGTATTGCTAGCAGTAGTTGGTATAGTATCAGCAAGACTCTGAAAAGTACGCTGCATGGAAGACAAAATGTGCTGTGAAGCTGCTGTGGCATGATGACGAGTTTGATTTATAATACCACGAACCTGTTCAGTAGCAGCAGAGATAGAGGTGTCAAGATGTTGCGTGACACCTGTAGTTGCGCCAGAAGTAATTTTATGCGCAAAACCGCCAAGAGCAGCTCCTTGTTCAACGGTATCACCCTGCTCCTCAAATTTATCAGGACTCTTAAAGAAGTCCTCAAGCCGAAAACTTGAAGGCGTTAAATCATTAATAATTGATGCAGTTGCTCCAGAATTAACTTGCAAAGATGCATTATTTTTTGAAAAATACGGCGTTGGAGGTGGTAAACGCCCTGCAACCAAAACATCATCGCCTGCAGCAAAAGCAATGTAAATAGATGGTACAGTTGTATGGTTAACAGGTGTTGTGCCTGAAGGCGGTGTTAGAGTAGGTGAAATAATAAAAGGGTCGACAGTAAAGCGCAAACGCGTGATATCAGCTAAGGTAGCATTAACACGAAGAGTTTGCTTGCTGCTGGACACATTACACGAAGTTGACATAAAAGAGTTAATATTCTTATATGGTAACTCAAAATCACCAACAGCTCCAACAGGAATAATAGTTAACCCATTGGCATCGCGATCTCCAAAAGAATCATCACCAAGAGTATCATGTCCTGTGCCAGCTCCCACATAAGAAGAAACATAAACAGGAGCTTGAAACTGATGCAGAACAGTCTTTTTATGAACAACACCAGCATCATCCTTGTACGTAAGAACTTCATAAACGGGCCCAAGCCAAGCCTTAATACGTAACGAACCACGCACAGCAGCAAACTGCTTCAAGAAATAAGAAACAGAAGGAATGGAATAGCCAATACCACTATTATCATTAAAAGGTGGTTGATTGTTGCTGATAGTGAAAGGAAAAAGGACATTAGCCCACGATACCTCAGCAACAAAGCATGCTCGCAAATTGCTGACATTTTGAAAAGTCATTGGTTGAATGTAATAATGTGTAACGCGCTTCATTTCAGTAATAAAAGAACGAATTTCCTCTCCAGCAATGGCACTGGAGCATCGTTCAATACCATGAGCGCTTATTGCTGGAGCGCCTTCAATATGCACAGGTCCAGATTCGGCTTGTGTCTCAAAGATACCGTTATAACAAATTTCATCCAACATAGGGTACATAGCATTACCATGAAGACGAAAATCATCGCCAGCCGCAATATAAATATTGAGCTGAACAGAGCTAGCACATATGGGTGTTGAGGAGCTGAGAACATTAAAAACATAAATTCTAAAAGCTCCTAAAGTGCACGCGGGTGCTTCAAAATTACCCGCAATATAACGAATACTCTGACCTGCATACTTATTTTTCTGATAGCAGGTAAATTCACAAGAATCATTAGTATCATCAAGATTAAAAATCATATAAGGATAATTTGATACTGAATCAAGTGAAATATCTACACCAGCTGGAATTAAAGGTGTATGTACAAGCATTATAGCCCCAGACATAAGTTTGGGTGCAACAATATCAACTTTGTACTTAATAGAACCTGACCAAAAAGTGAACGGTGTTGAATTAAACTGTATACGTGGTTGCCAAACATCATCATTGTCAACAATAACAGGGATTGGTGTAACATTGGTGACAAACAACTGTTTTTGCGCGGCATCCGTCATAGACCAATCAATGCGCCAAACCATATTATATTCCTGACACAATTTCAGCAAAGAAGCCTCGGGTACAATATTTATCATACCTTCCTCGGCTAAATTATTTGAAACAGGATGTGTTGCAAAAACAATAGAATTATCAGAACCACGTCCTGAAGGCCACGTGGAAGGAGAACCAGCATAAATTGTATAAGGATAAGTGACACGGGTAGCTTTTTCACCAAAACTCTCAGCGAGCCCAATAGCCCCTTTAACAACCTTGACACCACCAATGACAATATCCTTTATACCCGTAGCAATATTTTCAAGAGCTGAACCAACTTGACCTTGTTGCTCATAAGGGGCAGTGTGAACACGATGGATAAACTCCACACCACCATCAAAACGGGTACAGGTTTCTGAAGTAATAGGTGGCAACAGTTTAGGTTCACTAACAATGTTGGAACGAGAAGCGAAACCAGCAGACACAGGAAAAGATATCTCACCATTTTGCTTAGGTTGAACAAACTGGGAGTTAGGATAGCGCACAAGAATAGAGATAGAAATTGAAGGTGAAGTAGTGGACAAAGCCTGTAAACGATTGAGCACAGCGACGTACAAAATACCAGAATTTCTATCATCGTTACCTCCATTAACCAACTGGAGATTATACATTGGAGCACGATACGAATAAGGTATCTTTATAGTAACAGACTCAGAGCCGCGAGGTTTAAGAATAGCATGCGGCAATGAGGTTAACCAATGAGCCCTCATTTCCGGTATAGAACGGCCGGTATAAGGCATATAACCCACAATAAGTTGACCTTGTAATGTGGGATTACCATTAAGCACAAAAGTGGCTTCAACATCAGAACGCCACATAGAGAAAATGTTGACAGCATTAAAATGCATGTTCAACTTTTTCATAATAAAATCCCCTGGCATATAGCCAGCAAAAAGCAATTTATCTAACTCATCAGAAGACTTCCAGGTCAAAGAATCATGTTGTAAAGGTTTATTCATAACCTGCTTTTGAAGCTCAACAAAATGGTCATCTTCAATAGTTGAAGTCTTGGTGGAAATAATATCCATGTTGCATTCAACGGGTTGAACACGCCCAGCAACAATAATATTTGCCTCTTTAGAGGACAAATCCTGAGTCTGAGTTTTATTAAGAATTCCTTGTTCAGTAGCAACACCAGTATCGGACTGGGTTACAAATTCCTGTTGTTTAATGGAACCAAACAGGGAAGGCACTTTATCACATTGATGTTGAAAATTACGTGACAAAAAGTACGTTGTGCCACAATAGTGGCAAGTATCAATGATTTTATTTTGATAGCCATGCACAATTGAACGATAATCAAAACGTATGGCGACAAGTCCAGAATTAACGGCAAAATACCGTTTATTTGCCATAAGCATCTTATGATGCTTAGATTTGTCATGTTCCTCAAGGTCAAGAATTTTAAAATGACAGGAACATATTTCACAAAACATCGTATGGTTTGGAATGGAATAATGGTAGACACGCTGCTCATTAACCATAAAGCGTTTATGTTTGTCTGACAAACAATGTTGACGATACGATGTGAGAGTGGCACAAGGAGTGCCACAGGCATTACACAAGAACTTACCAGGTGTAATGTTATTTAGTTGTCTTTTTGAATGAGAGAACTGCCAAAGATGAGCATCGATGAGACTAGATCCCTTAGAATCATCTTGCTCATCTCTAGAGAACTCATGTTGTAGAACAACAGAGGAAAGAGAAGAATCCTTTAAAACTTCCGCATAAGATCGAAATCTTACCGGGTGTGTGTCATTTTTTGTATTGCAGCCTTGCGGCTCACTAGAATCACAAATGTGATCAGGCTCTGGGACAATACTGGAAAGCAAAGGCGGAGAAAAGCCAGCTAACACCCCATCTACATGGTGCGAGTTAGTGGTTAACGTGTTTCGTTTTGTCGTATCCATAATGAAGAAAAGGAAAAAGAAATGAAAATTTTATCACAGAAAAACTTTCAAAAACTGCGTTATTTAAAGAGAAAAACAACGAAAGCTCTACTTCATAGAAAGAAGTAACCACATAAGCGGTTATTCCCACTTAAAAAGTACATACAAAACCCTCCCGAAGGAAAATGCGTACAGCCCAAGACAACTCTCGCGAGTTTGAACGTCATAGGGAGATCAACATGAGTAAAGTACTTCCTTTAAAAAGGTACTAAACATTACGAAGAAACTTCAGACACAAAGGTCATGAAGAAAAGAAGAAAAGAAAGAGAAAAGAAAGAAAGAAAAAGAGAACATTTTCAAAAGAAAATGTAGAAAAGAAAGAAAAAGAAGAGAAAAGAAGAAAGAAAAAGAAGACAATTCATAGAAGAAAACGTCCACGTGATAACTACACTGTCACAAATGGCAGTGCAGCACACACTAAGACGAAAAAGAAGATAATATGTAGCTTGTCAAACTACA